TTCCAGCGGTAATCGCCTTCAGAAAATCATTTGGATTTTCACCGCGTGACTGAATGAAAACAAACTGCCTCAAATCCGGCTTTATCTCGTCGTATCGAGTTCCAAGGAGGTTTTTTAGAAGCCTCAGATTTTGAGGTCCAGTTGCGCCAGCAATGGTTCCAACGATTCCGGGCATTCCACCTTGCTCGCCAGCCTCTCGTAAAATTTTGTCAGCAAAAAATCCTTTGAATCTTGAAATACCTTCTCGATACGCAGCGTTTTCCTTTTGCAAAGCTGTTTTAAGGCCAGGATTGGACGCTAAAGCCTCATCAAGGTGTGAGTTAATTTGATCAAGATCTTCAAAAACTGAATAATCAGCTTTTTTAACAGGATTTCCAAAATTGATTTTTCGAAGAATATTTGTGCGTTTCTGACGCAGTTGATTTACCGTGTACTCTTTTGTCACCTCTTCTCCGGTTGGAGATTTTTCGGTGACTGTTAATTTTGTGTTTTCAAGATCTGGATTGATCTTTGCGTATCCCTCTTCCCGATCTTTCTTGAACTTATCAAGCTCCTCTTGAGCAATCTGCTGTGTTTTAAGACCAAGCGATTCTTTGGTGATTCCACCAGTAGGGCCATATCCAGCAGCTCGGCCTGCCTCAATGCTAGCAATCTGCTGATTCAGGTCTGAAATCTGAGTATCGAGTTTTTGGCGTTCGACGGATTCGACAGGAAGCGATTCGCGTTGTTTTTGAAGCTGATCGATTTCATCTCGAAGTCCTTGGGACTCGACACTTGCACGACCTTCTAATGATCGAATGACATCCGTCAAACGTGCATCACGCGAAGCATTTCGAACGTCGCGCAAATTCGTGATTCGATTCCGAAGAGCCTCAGATTCTCCAACAAAAGCGTCGATCGCGTCGTTGGCCACCCTGTTGGCCTGCTCGTCTGGAATCGCTATCGATTTCTGGAGTTCGGTTTTGATTGCGTCAGAAAGATCTTGCCCAGTCAAACCGGACGAACCGGCAGTATTCATCGACTGGCTGACAACATTTCTGATCTGCTCCTGAAACTGCTGAGGATTCAGTCCTGAATTTGGAGAATAAAGCGTACGAGCAAGATCGCCTGAAAATCGGTCAAACATTCCAACCGAACCCTGTTTAACCATCTCCTGTCTGATATCCTCCGCCCGATCCTTGATGAATTGCTGCGTAAACGGGCGTTGCAATTCAGCGGCCCAAGCTCTCGCATTAAATCCGCTTCTCGTCAAAGCCCCAATACCCCTGGCACCACCGCTCAAACCGGGACTCAACAATCCGCCAAGTCCGGTCCTAAAAAGGACGTTGGACAAATCGGCAGAATCTTGGTCGAGAGTTTCAAGGCCAGCCTGAAGTCCAGAAGTCAAAACACCGCTTCCTGCTTCTTTTGTAAACTGCGTGAATTTTCTAGCTTGCTGTGCAACAGGGGTACCAGGAATAGCTTGAGCAAACATCTCTCCAGCTCGATATGGTTCAGGAGAAACTGTTTGGCCAAGTGCCGCAGATCCTAGTCCGACTCCAGATTCGGTTGCCAATCCGGCAACAGTACCCATACCAGCAATAAATGGTGCAGCAATCAATGACGTTGAGGCTGGCAATCCTGCGGCAAATCCACGGCGATAACCTTGAGCCTCGGCAGCTCCAAGCGGAGTGAATTGTCCAGACGGCTGAAGCCTTCCGCCCTCAAAAGGAGCGAGCATACCAGTCGGCTCGGCCATTTGGCCCATAGTGCCAACAAAACGCTCCATTTTTCCAACGTTCCCAGCATCCTGTACGGCTCGATTCAACTGAGCAGTCGAGCCAACTGCAACCGCAGCCTGAGCTTCGGGAAGCGCCGAAACCATGCCCTGCTCCTCACGCCGACGCATCTCGGCGATGGTAGCCGGACCTGACGACTTTGGTTGATCAGAGATTCCTTGCGCTGCTTCGTAATCGGAAATGGCTTTGAAGTCCGCTTCTGTAGGCGGATTCGGATTCGACCAGTTGTATTCCTGACCAGACGGAGATGTGATTTTTCCCATAATTACGGGGTGTAAATGAATCCAGAAGAAACGTTAGTCGAACCTGTAAACGGAGTTACACCAGCGGGAAGTGACGGAGCGGTTCCGGTTGATCCAGCGGGAGGCGATTGACGCTGCTGACCAAACGGGGTCAGCGGCAGCCTGTAACGACCAACAAGATCGTTGGCCAACTTCACTTGCTCACGGGTAATTTTGTACCTCGTCTTAAACGAATCAATCGTGTTCCACAAATCTTCCGCCGCAAAATTGGCGAAGTTGTTAACATCGTTGACAAAGTTGTTGCTCTTAATGTCGCCGATAGCTTTTTTGAGTCGGGTTCCTTCAGACTGAGTAACTGCTTTTCCTGAAGTGGCGAAGGCTTCTTCATTAAAAACCTTTTGAAACCTTTGAAGAAGACCATAGGCATTCTTCTCCTCATCAGTCTTAGCCTCCTTTGTCCTTCGGAGAAGCTCTTCAAGATTTCCATCAATGATGCCGACGTACTTTTGAATTTTTCCTTTTCCGTACGTTTGTTCGAACTTGTTCAGCTCATCGATGAGCTTTGAAGAGTTTCTCGCCGTAAGTTCGTCACCTCGAATCTGACGCCCATCTTCTTGCTGAGGGTATTTCCAATCATTTTGCATCACATTGTTTTTGATTCCTGAAGCAGTGCGAGCATCGGGTGTCCCAAACAGCTCTTGCCAATCCGCCACGGCATCATTTGCAACGGTCATTTTCATGCTGTCAGAAGGATTGATACGACCCGCTCGACGAGCCTCGACATTGGCACGAGCAGTTTTAATCCGTTCCTGAAGAGGAATTTTTTTATCCAACAGAAAAACCTCTTCTGACATTTCTGTGCCGAGTTCTTTGATGGCCTGTTTTTCTTTCAACTGCTCTCTGATAAGAGGCAGATTTTTCTGATAAACCTCTTCATTAACCTGACCCGTCTGAGGGTCAAAAACATCGATACCCTCGTCCGTCATCGCTTTTACGGTATTTGCTCTAAGTTGTTCGAACTGTTCACGAGCTTTGATGATTTTTGCTCGCGGAGAGTACTGCTGAAGACCTTGGTACGCTTGAATTGCCTGTTGGTTGAACACCTTTGACCTAAAGCGCGGAAGCGCAGGCATTGGAGCCTTCAACTCAGGATCATTGAAGTAAGTTCCAATGTCTTCGTTGAACTTCTGAAAGATATCATACTCAGCAGCCTGAGCTTCCTGCTCGGCCAGCGCATCAGCATACGCCTTCGACTGAATCTTATTCTGAAGATCGAACTGACGCTGGCGCATGATCTGATCGGCAGTCTGAAGTTGGAACTGCTCCATCATCCGCTTCTGCGTCTGCGCGCGGTCGTAGAGGCTTGCGCCTAGCTGAAATGCTTGAAGGGTTTCGTCGGCCATAAATTTATCCAACTTCAGGAATCATTCCAGTGATGCTCATGTCGGAGCCGGTTCCCATTCCAGCTCCACGATATTCAGATCCTGCCGGAGGTGCTGAGTAGAGATTTGTCGGCATCTGCTGCATCAACCCACGCTGGGTGTACGCGCCACCAGCGAATCCGCCAGCCTGAGAAATCGCGCTTCCGATAGCAGCCATCGTAGGATCAGGCATCGCAGCCACCTGAGCGGCTTGCAGGTTGCGATTGTACATCGCCTGCTGCTGTTGCTGCATCACTCCAACGCGCTGGGCAGGGGTGATAAACATGCTGCTCACCGAGAACGGCTGAGTCATGCCATACGCTCGCTGCTGCTGGATGAAGTTCTGAGCTTGAGCAAGACCCTGATTCTGAAGCTGCAACGAAGTCAGTCCCAAGTCGCGCGCAGTCAAAGCTCGACCGAATCCAGATGCTCCACCGAATCCACCGGCAAGAGCGCGTCCAGCGGTCGAACGCTGAATCTGAGCAGCGACATCAGTCGGCAACTCGCCCTTCAACGCAGAGCCAATGTTCTTGCTGGCCTGTTGAACGATCTGGTCGTAACCGGGAATCGCACGACGAAGCTGCGCCTCAAGTTGAGACTGCTCGGCGGCGGTCGTCTTTTGGGCGAGTTCGGTGGCAGGTTCGAGCGATGCGATGTTCTGCTGAATCGCCTGCCTCTGCTCTTGAGCGAAATCAATCGGCTTCAGTTCGGGAATCTTCGGCTTGCTCCCCTTGCTAAGAAGACCGCCAAGCAGACTCGTTCCGCCGATGATTGCCGCACCACCTAGAATAGCTCCCATAAATTAAAATACCTCCTTCACAAGACGGTTGCCGTTCTCAATCGAGAACACCTTTTCAGGTTCGTGACGTTGGATGTTCATGGTAACCAGTCGTGCAGCCTTTTCCTCGGGAAAAGCTCGCTCGTTCTGGAAGCAATGAACCCACACACGCCGCAAAGTATCCACCTTAAAAAGCTCGTTCTCCTCGATTGTCATCACTCCATGAAGCGATGCCCACGCATCCGCGTACTCACGAAGCGCCTGAACCGAAGGAAGGTGAACTTCGTAGCCGAATCGTTCGGTGCATTCCTTGGCCGACGACTCAGGATTCTTTTTGACGTACACCTTAATCGAGCCATCAACGACAGCATTCGGGAGATATCCGTAAGTCGAGCAGTCAGCGACGTACTTGTAACGGGTGCGGTATTCTTCAATCGACTGCTTCCAATTCGGATCAGTCGCGCCCTGCTCATGTAGGCCAAGGCAGTCCGCTTCCAACGAGAAAAGGACCGACATGAATGCCGATCCGAATCGAGGCAAACCGCAAATCTGGAAGAGCTTACCTTTCATTTTTTATGCACAAAGAAGTCCACGCGGCAGTACGCGCGAGGATGAAGATGGCCGACTCAGCACCAGGGATTACACCAAGCTCACTGCAAACGACCGCAGTGTAGAGCGCGGCATTCGGATGGATGTTTTTGCCAGCTTCTTTCATCCACCCATGAAGCTGCTCAATCCGAGCGTTCGCGTTCGGAAAGTTGGACTTGATCAGCTCGCTAACACGGCTCCAAGCCGGATCAATTCGATCCTTGAAGAACGAGTTTCCAAAACCAGGAATCTTCATCCCAGCCTCGATGGCCGACTTCAATGCTCGTCCGTCGAACCGTTCGTAAACGAATCGAGCAGGTCCAATCGGGCCGTGTGCATCGCCCAAAGTCAAAATTGCCGAAGCGATTCCATTCGTAAGCTGCGCACTTCCAAAGAAAGCGTTTACCGCAGCGCCAGAACTAGAGTTCTGGTTGTTCCGAGCCGCCATGTCATGCGCGTCAAAAACAGCCTGAAGCAACTCCAACTTTTGAGGAGTTGAATCAGCCAGCGCAAAGTCGATATTGAGGTTTAGAACCATTGTGAAAACCCACCGCCATTCAACCCGACTCCGACCATTCGGATCGTGTGAACGGCGTCGCCCAAATACTGCATCGTCTGCTCCTGCACAGCTTGAACAGCTTTGGCTTCGTAGGCCACTGCTTCCTGAATCAAATCGTTCTCTTCCTTCCGAATCGCCATGACCATCAGCTTGATGGCGTCAGGACACGGAGGAATGAGGTAGTCATTCACGCTCGTCGCGTTGATGTGGCGCATCTTCGCCATCACCGTCACCGGCTTGTCCGCCTCGTTGTTGCAACGATCAGCGAGGTAGCTGCGACGATACTGCGGCAGAGTTTCATCGGGGTCGTAAACTGCCAGATCCGTCTCCAGCGCGGTCGTCGCGTCGTACTCATACAAACGACTGACCGTGTTCGTCGCCTCTCGGATGACGCCGGTCAGTTCGGTGAATTTCTTCGTAGACTGAACGTAGGGCAAAGCGAGCGTCAGCTTCTCGCCGTCGATCCAGACTCCACTGCTCTGGGTTCGAATCCACTGACCGTTCTGATCGACGCCCTGCAAGGTGATGGTCTTTCCGACATCCGAAGCGTCGCCAGGGTAGACTCGAAGATAGCTGTTAGTACCGCCAGACATGTCGCGGTAAGAAACCACAGTGCCACGGTCAATAAGCTGCTTGCCGACGCACACTTGGTTTCCATTGAGAAGTCCGTATCCGGTTTCCTGAAACTCGAACCATTGATTGCGAACCGTTCCGACTCCGCAGCAATCGGCGACAGCCTCAATCGTCTCGATCTGACGCGGCCAAGTGATGCAGCCACCGACCGTGTGGATCGTGAAACGTCCGTACGCACCGGCCCACAGACCCTTGTGAAGCAGTCGGCGGCAAGCCTGATTGATGTAGTCGTAAACGCGCGCGTCATCGACGCAAACGCCGATAGCCCGAGCAATCGTTGACCTGATATCTTGGACGATCAGCTTCATTTGGTGTAGTAGACTCGGGCGGTTCGCTTGATGAAGTAAACACCGTAGAACGGCGGGAGATTGTTATGCGCCGCATCACCGCCTGCGTCGCCGCTGCTCTTAACAATGTCGTTAAAAGCGTTTGCGTCAGGACCGTAGTAAAGAGTCTTGAGCTGGTTGCCACCTGCCGTGTCCTGAGAATCCCAAGTCATCGTGTGGCTATGCTTTGGCATTTCCGATGTGACGAGCGTGTGCTTGTCCTCGCCAGCAACAGCGGTCGATGTGGTCGTTCCATTGACGCTAACAACTCCGCTCGAAGCGAACGTGCCAGCGCCAACCGGGAATCGAGCCTCGAACAAAGTGTCAACCTCCCACATCGGACCTGACCAGTTGCTAGGAGCGTTGGTATTTCCACCATCGTAAGTCTGAAGGTCGGTGGTTGTTCCGACGTAGATTCGACGCTCGGCAGATCCGGCAGCAATCGGATGCTGTCTCAACCAATAACCGCTCTGAAAAATCCACCAGTTTCCGTTCTCGTCGAGCCACGGATAAACCTGATTGTTCAGTGCAGGAGTCGTCGGCCCGTAGTTGAAGAACGAGTTTCCAATCGAGCTGTTGAAGTTTGCCTGAGTGCCGCTGATGACATCGTTGGCCAACTGCTGGTAGTTGGTCGGGCAATACCCGATGGGCAAACTCGGGGGCGTCAGCGTGATGAGCGTAAGGTTTGGCATATCTTTGTTATGCGAGAGGATTAACAGCTTCCGAGGTGTAGGTCAGCGGGTTGATGTCACAAACATCAAGCGGGGTGCAGGCCGGATACACCGTCCGGCACTCACCAACACTCGGCTCCTGAACATCGTAGGCGTGAACTCGAATGCTCTTGATCCGGCAATACCCGATGATGTTCAGCATGACCTGAACCTCGTAGAGATTCCGAGCCGGGGTGCTGATCGTCTCATTGCACGGAAGATCCGAAGGCGTCGGAAAGCGCATTTTCGGACGATACTGCGGCTTGAAGTTGGTCAGCGGACACAAGTCCAAGCATTGCGTCGTCGTCGCGCATTCGGAGAAGTCGATCCACTCGATCCAGCCAGGATACTGATCGGGCCGATAGGTGACGTTGAACGAGACATCGCCCTCAAGCGAGTCGATGAACAAGTCGCCCGAATCCAAACGCTTCAGACCGAACGGAACCTCGAAGTTGTAGGCTCTGGTTTGAACCAGCCATTCGATTTCCTTCTTACCGTCCGTGATGTTGTTATCGAACTTGTCGCCCTTCGTAATCTCCCAGATTTGAATCGTGCCGTCCGATCCGCGAGCGATGCAGAAGCACTGATCGCCGTAAGCATTCTCGGTCTTAACAACCTGAAGCGCATCAAGTCCGGTCCAGATTCCAGACCAAGCAGGCGGAAACTTTTTCCTCATCGAGGTGATGAGGTCCATGTCGAGTACGGCCAGCGCCTTGTGAATGACGCCCTCGGCATCGTACCTAGGCTGACAGGTCATCAGCAACCGATTGTCGAACACGACCGCAGAACTGGCCCACAGGAGATTCGTCTGATCGTTCTCAATGACGTTGAGCATCTCGCTGCTGATCGGCGTATTGCCCCAATCGGTGAACGAGCGTCGAGCGATAATGAACGAGCGAACACCATCGACAGCGCGGTAGAATACATCGCCATTGATGGTGATGGCGGAGCGAGCGCCGAGTGCGCCGCTAGTCAACAAGCTGATAGCCTGAATGGGATAGTTCAGGTTCTTCCAAACATCACGATCAACAGGCGCTTGAACCGAGAAGACGTATCGAGGAGTAAAGACTAAGAGCGGACCTTGGCCGAGCGAGGTGTCAGGATCGCCGGGGACAGCCATCGCCGTGATGCCGCCTGAATCCGACGGAACCGCAAAGTCTCCGCCTTCATTAAGGAAGGTGTTCTCGGTTTCCTTGAGAACACTGGCTCGCGTTCCATCCCCATAAACGATGTCAGTCGCCCTAAAGGAGAATCCGTTCGGCAGCGCGTACCAGATGCGGCCATTGACGTAGGCCATGACCTTGCCGCACTTGATTTCGTCATCCGCAGCACGGCGAAGATTCGTGCCGTTGAAGATCAGTGGCCTGCTGAATCCATCCTGAATGACGACGAAGTTCTCAGCCTGAACCATCCAACCATCGAGCAGATTCGACGGATTCTTCAGGTCATCGGAAACGCTCAGGTTCTGTGCCTTGTTCTGAGCAACGTCGTAGAACCAGACCTCGCCGCTGATCAGCATCAGGATGAACGTGCGCCCATCGTCGGCGATGTAGGGCAGCGCGCACTGGAACGTGCCGGTAAGCGACTGAGGTCCGTAACAGTCTTCTGACCAGCCGTCAGCGGTGACGTTCGTCTGATCAGCGGTAACCTGATCGTTGTCAGCCGTGATGGTGACGCACAGGTCGTAGTCTTTCTGAACGAAGCCGGGTCGGCATGAGACAAACCCCTGCCGGAAGTTGGCGTTGACCGCGAACGCAACCTGATTCTTATCCACCTCGGACGGCATCACGCCAGCGTCAATGCCACCCTCAAAGGTGACAGTTCCGTCTGTGTACCTCCGTGGTGCGCGTTCGCTCATGGTTTAAGCCTGAATCCGCTGAACAGAGAATGAAGAACCTTGATCGACGTAAATGTCGTGCGTGGTGCTGATAAAAACTTCGTAATAATCTGAAGCCGAAGTCGCGTTATCAACGTAGTTTATTGATATCGGCTGAAACCCAGAATTTGTTACGTTGAACGGAAACGACGCGATGATATCGGAGCCGGTTTTCCGAATGAAAACCCTGACCGACGCAGTGGTTGTCACCGCATCAAGATTGAGCAAAACGTCAATCGTGTAGTATCCGGTGAATGGAACCGTGAAACGGCCAAGAGCGGCATTGAATCCAGATGCCGTATCAATCCCAATGTAAGACCCTGACGGGTAAGCGGTCAGGCTAAACGGATTGGTCGTTGTTGCGGACGGTAAAAGCGGAGCGTTTGCAGCTCCAACTCCCGTAACCCTCCGCGTAAACGTGACGTAGCTGAACGGAACAATCGACGGAGCCGACAGCGTGATGTTTCCGGCGCTGTTCGTAACGACAATCGGAAGCGTTCCAACAATCTCCTTCTGGAGATAGGTCGAGCCATCGCCCACCGGAATCTTGTTCAGCGGAGCGGTCGTGAGGTTCGTGCCGCCCTGGGCAATCGGAACCGTGCCTGTGACATCAGCAATCGGAATCGTGGCAACCGTTGAAACAGCACCAAAACCGCTCGATCCTTGAGTCTTGAGATAGCCAGCCGACAGCGAATCAAGAGCAGTCTCGTTGGTCAGCGTGGCGTCAGCGGTGCGGCAAATGTAGGACGCGCCAACCGGAGCGCCGCCCGATGCGCCAGCAGCACCAGTCGCCCCAATCGCACCGGCCAAGGTAATGAGCGAACCAGTCGGAATCAGCGTCGTCGGAACAGCGTTGGCGATTCCAAGAACACCCGCAGCAGGGTTTTGAAGCGTCAGTTGCAGTCCATCAACCGACAGCACCTGCATGTAGCCAAGACCCTGAATCGAGACGAAGAACTGGCCAGCAACCGATTCCGGTAGAAATTCGGTATTATCAACGAAAACGAGGACACTCGAACCGAGAGCAGGGACGAAAAACGGAGCGGTCGTGTAGGTGAACGAGTCAATTCCGTCCGTTCCATTGGTGCCGTTGGTTCCAGCCGGACCTTGAGGGCCGGGGATATTCACGACAACCGGCTCGGAGTCGCAAGGCTGGCAACAGCCGGATGAAGAAACAAGTTGCGACGGCATATTTTTCCTTTGCCAGACGGTCAAGTCCAGAGTGAACTATTGCAAGGCCAAACTATGGCAGAGCAAGCGTCCGAGCATCCACTGATTCAGCATAAGTACGGGATACGTTCACCCGTCAAGATTCCAGACCTAGAACTGGAACTTTATGCGTTCCGAAATCGACTCCAGCCGAATGAGGGTGGTTTAGGCACTTTTGAGCATTTCCAAAACGCCACCAAGATGCTCTGGCCAAAGCTGAGCTGGAATCCGTGGCTGGAAGCTCAGGTCGAAAGTCTCTGCGAACACGATTATGTCGGCTGGGCTGGATGCGGCGCGTCCGGCAAGACGTTCGGAGCGACTCTTTTCGCTACCGTCTGGTGGTTGGCCAACCCTTCCAAGTCCACCGTCGTCCTAACCTCGACGACCGCGAAGATGATCCGCAAGCGTATGTGGGCCAATCTTCAGGATCTGGTCCGCAAGTCGCGCGGATTCCCAGGTAACATGGTCGATTCGAAGATGGCTCTTCAGGCCATTAAAGGTGACGACCGGCACTCGATATCGGCCATTGCTGTCGCGGAAGGCAATACGGCGAAGGCTGTGGCCAACATCCAGGGTATCCACGCCGAGCGGGTGATGGTCATCATCGACGAAGCGACGGATACGCCAGAAGCGGCGTTTGAAGCGTGTACGAACCTTTCCAAGGGTTGCCGCGAGTTCAAGATGCTGGTCATCGGAAACCCCGCTTCGAAGTACGATCCACACGGACGCTTCTGCACACCGGCAAAGGGTTGGCGAAGTGTAACGATTGAAGATCAGCATTGGCTGACCGAGCGCGGCATGTGCCGACGGTTCGACGGTATGAAGTCGCCGAACATCAGCGAAGGGCGAACGAAGTATCCATACCTCATAACGAATGATCAGGTTTTATCCGCTATGCGACATGAGGGCGAACAAAGCCCCACGTTCTGGAAGTACACACGCGGATTCTGGGCGCCGGACGGAATGGTCAAGACGGTGCTGTCCGAATCGCTGATCGAGACGCACACACCTACAAGAAAGTTGACATTTACGACCAATGTCGAGCAGGTGGCTGCTCTCGATCCTGGTTTCGGCGGTGACAGGTGTATCCTCCGTTTTGCCAAAGTTGGCACCGCAAACGATAAGCTGAGCATACTCTTTGGCGATGTCGTTCAAATCTCGCCGAATGCTGCGCTAACCGAGCCGGTTCATTACCAGATTGCCAATCGGGTCAAAGAGGAGTGCAGAAATCGGAATGTTCCGCCCGACAAGTTTGCCCTCGATTCAAGCGGTGAGGGTGGAGGTTTGGCCGATATTCTGACCCGCGAATGGGGTGTTGTTCATCGCGTCGAGTTCGGCGGCTCTCCGTCAACCATTCCGGTCAGCGACGAGGATAGTCGGCCATGCAATGAGGCGTACGACCGTAAGGTGACGGAACTGTGGTTCTCGATGCGGAAATGGGTCATCGAAGAGCGTGTTGGAGGATTGGACATCGAGACGTTGCAGGAGTTTTGCTCGCGCATGTTCGATGATTCAAAGCGGAAGATATCGGTCGAATCCAAGACCGTGATGAAGCAGCGCACCGGAAAATCGCCTGATTTGGCAGACGCTGCTGTAGTCTTGCTTGATCTAGTCCGCAAAACTGCCGTTCTCGAACCGAGAGCAACCAAGATGGATAAGGTTTGGGAAAAGCTCGTTCGAGATGCCGACTCCATTTACTACGACGATCTATGAGCGCAAATACAGGCTACAAAGTCCTGAACGAACACATGGTCATCCCTGGCGGATGGCATTATCGCGTCCCCGAGACTGGCATCGAAATCATGGGCGGATCATGGCCGCAGCTCCATGAGTTCGTTCGCAACCATTACACGGCCAACGCGATACCCATCCCGTCCAATCTCGACACGTTAATCACCGAGTATGCGTGTCGTAACGGTGCTGACTGCATGTACAACGAGGTTGAGATTCGTAAGCCGGAAGGTCGAAAGTCGTTACAGATTGGCGATGTGGTCAGATTTAGCATGAGTTTGCTTCATGGGCTGACCGTTGGCGGAGGGAAGGTGAGCCAAGCGGAGGCGACTCGACGGGCGACGATATGCTCGACCTGCATGTACAACCGTAAACCGCTCGGATGCACCGGATGCAACGCTCGGGTGCTGAAGGAAGCGGTAAAAACTTTTTCTCAACACGGCAGCACGCCTCTGGACGAATCGCTGCAAAGCTGCGAATTTTGCGGTTGCTTTATCAGGAGCATGGTGTGGTTTCCCATTGAAACGCTCCATAAATTTACAGACGCTACAGAGAACAAAAACCTTCCGGCCCACTGCTGGAAAAAACGACCATGTACGGATCAATAGCCCAACTGCCGCTTGAAACCCTCAACGAAGACGGTAAAGCGCCAGAGACGCGCATAGCCGACGCGGCATCGGCCCGTGAAATCTTCCAGAAGCTCATCATGGCCGACGAGCTTCGTAACAACACTCGGGCAAAGCTGCGCGGCTTGGTCGATGGCAATCCTCCGTACAACCCGTCCGAACTGCGCCGTAACAATCAGGCGTTCCGAACCAATGTGAACTTCCGCGAGTCGGAAGCGTTCCTCACGTTGGCCATGTCTGCCTTCTACGATGTGTTCGCCGAGGTTCCGACCTACGCGAATGTCCGTACCGCTTACGGCAACGACATGGATAAGCGGGAGGAGTGGTCGAAGATCATCACCGAGGAGTTCGACCGGCTCCAGAAGCTCGACAAGGACTTCGATTACCTCGTCCAGCTCTCCCAGCGTGAGATGGTTCTCATTGGCGATGGTCCTCTGATCTTCGAAGACAGCACCAACTGGCGCTGCAAGGCCATCATGGCGACGGATCTTCTCGTCCCTGATGGCACCAAGTCGAATGTCAGCGACTGGAAGGTAGCCTGCGTTCGTACTCGGATGGGTGTCGATGACCTGTTCGAGAAGATTCAGGACGAGGAGGCTGCTCGCGCTGCTGGCTGGAACGTCGATTACGTCCGCGAGCGTATCCGCGCGGCGATGCCCGAGCCATATCGCTCCGGTGTTCAGTACGATTGGGAGTTCTTCCAGCGCCAGCTTCGTTCGAACGACATCACCTTCTCGGCTCGTTCCGAGGTGGTGTTGATGTGCCACGTTTTCTACAAGGAGTTCGATGGTCAGATCAGCCATGCCATCATCGATGAGCGTGACAGCCAAGACTTCATGTATCGCAAGCTCCGCCGCTTCAAGAAGTGGGAGCAGGTGATTCATCCGATGTATTACGACCGTGGTGATGGCGAGCATCACGGTGTCAAAGGCTTGGGCATCAAGATGCTTCAGGCGATGGAGCTGAAGAATCGTCTGCGCTGCTCGATGGTCGATAGCGCGTTCGCTCGCACCCAGATCCTGTTCCGTCCGCTCAACCCCAATGCGCTCAGCAAGACGAGCGTCGTTCAGCAAGGACCGTATGCGATACTCCCGCCAGA